CATTAGCTTTATAGCCATAGGTCTTGAGGATCAGATAAAATCAAAAATAGTTTTAGAAAGAACTGTAAGGAGTTACATTAATAAAGATGTTTTGGGTACTAAAGAGTTTCCAAAAGCTTATACGATACTTGATAAAGATATTACTAGTAAAGAAATTTATATACCACCAACTAAAAAATTATCAAACGGTAAAAAAACAAAGGTAAGTGGATGGGTTGATCCTTTAAAATCTATTACCATTGGTTCTGGTTACGGTAATAGGGTTCTTAATGGTGAACCAGATTTCCATAGAGGTATTGATTTATCCACACCAGTTGGTACTCCAGTGTTCTCAGTTTTACCTGGTAAAGTGGTATATGTCGGTGACTCAACTGGTTATGGACAGGTAGTTATAATTTCACACCAAGATAAAGGTATATCAACGTTATATGGCCACGTTTCATCAATTAATACAAGCGCTGGTGCCACTGTTAGTGCTGGTGATATTATAGCTAAAAGTGGTAATATAGGTAAAAGTACTGGTCCTCACTTACATCTTGAAATTCGTAAAGTTGTTGCGACTAATAAGGATTCTTATTTTGCAATTAATAAAGATGGTGATGAAGACCCAGAATCTTATTTAAGTTTTAACAGTGCATCCCCTGATGTAAAAACAGTAACACCTGCTGAAACTGAGGCTAATAAAATTGAAATTAAAAATTACCTAAAGGGTAAAGGTTTTTCTAAAATTGAGGTAGCAGCTGTTTTAGGTAATATACATAAAGAAACTGGTGGTACATTTAACCCATATTCCACAAACCCAAAAGATGAAAATGGTTTTGCATCTTTAGGTTTAATACAATGGAACGCAAAATATATTGGTGGTGGAATAAAAGATACTGAAGAAGCTTTTAAAATTATCGGATTAACCGTAGCTGCACAGATGATTTATATGACTGAAGGTGCTTGGAAAAACAATACAGATAGATTCCGTGATGCGTATAAAAATAAATTGTCAACTATTGATACGTCAGGTGCAAAAGTTACAAAGAGAGGTAAAGAGGGTGATAAAGTTGCAAATTTAAAACCAGAAGAATTAAACGCTTATTTAGCAGCATTTCTTTTTGCTAATATTGTTGAGGTTTGTGCTGGATGTAATGATAAAAAAGGTGACAACCTGAGTGAACAGTTTAAAAATTATCATATTGGTGCTAAAGCTGAACAATTTGAAGTATGGGTAAGAAGCGAAACAGCGGTTGATTATCTTAAACAAATGAATAACTCAAGTGATAAGTTAAAATGGTAAAATAAGGTAATTAGAATAAGTTTGGTGTAATACCAACTTTTATTAAAATATCAGATATTTATAGTAAATAAAAGCGTATGAGCAATTTTAATAGTAAATTAGACCAATTTTTAGGTAAAAAAATTGAAGAGGCACAAATCGGTGAAGAAGTTTGTGATATTAAAACTGGTGTTTGTTATGTAAAAACAAAAGACGGTTTAATTGAAAGAACATTGATTGAGAAGAAATTAATGATGGAAGATGGTAGAGAATTACTAAGAGAAGAATCACCAATAAGTCACAGTCGTAAAACATATTTAAGATGAACAAAAATTTAGATAAAGTATTATCCGAAGAGGTAAAAAGATTTAATAGCATTATGGCTTACCAAGAAAAATTGGGTGAAGGTCATCATTATAAATTCTATGAAGCTGAGGGCGATGCCCCAACTGAAGAAGATCCAGCTACAGATGCTGGTGTTGATACCGCTGTTCCAGATGCTGAGTTAGGTGTAGAGGCACCTGCTACAGACGTTGGTGTTGATACAGCTGTTCCAGATGCTGAAATGGGTATTGAACCAGGTATGGAAGCAGCTCCTGTTACCCCAGAAGGTGGTGAGATGATTCCAGATGCCGCAGCTGAAGGTGACACCGAAATTGATGTGACTGATTTAGTTAATACAAGCAAGGAATTAGCTGGCAAAACAGATAGTATCATGCAAAAAATTGTTGATTCTAGTTCTAAAATTGAGGCTATAATTAATAAAGTTAGTGGTGTTGAACAGGGTTTACAAAAAATGGACTCAGTTATCCAACAAATGAACGCTTTAACAAAACAAGTTGAGTTGATGAGACCACCAACCGAAGAGGAAAGAAGAAAAGCTTTGGCTAAAGATTCTTACCCTTTTAGTGTTACACAAGATGAGTATATGGGTGGAAACTCAGCAAAAACACAAACTGATCTTGAAAATAGACCAGATAAATTATCTATGATGGACAACCTTATGAACAATTATAATGAAATGGACATTAAAAATAGTTTCTATAATTCTAATAATAACGAAAAACCTGTAAGCAATTATTAATATGAATAATATACAACAAGAATTAATTACACAAAAACTAACTGTCGGTGATCCAGCAATTGGTTTTGTAAATACAGCTGACTATACAATAGAATATTACGGTTTTATAACATTAGGTAATACAAACGATACAATAGTTGCAACAATTAACGGTGTTGATGACATAACGTTCTCAATGATGGGTATGATTGAAATACCATTACAGTCTTTAGAGGTTACAGCGGTAAACGCAAGTCTGAATGAAACTACTAGTGTTTACAGAGGTTTATTAGTGTTTGGTATCAAAAAGTACAAGTCAATTTTCTAATATTTTAAAAATATTTCCCCAGAAGTTTGTTTTTTGGGTTTTTTGTTCTTAATATTGTACCATAAAATTTATATATTTATGATTGACTACAAAAAAATCGATTGGTCCAAGGCCGCAACAGACACTCTGGCCGACTATGAAAAAGCAAAGTCGAAAACAACACAGACTACCCAATCTAGTTCTGTCGACTTAACAAAGTATTTCACAATTGCACTTGATGAGGGTGCACAAAGTGGTGAAAAATCAGTTAGGATTCTTCCTAACCAAGACGATCCTACCAAATGGTACAAAGTTGGTTATTTCCACAACCTAAAAATTGGTAAGAGATGGACAAAACTTTATGATCCATCACAAGATGGTGACGAATCTCCTTTGAATGAGATGTACAAATTCTTAATGAAGAGTGCGGACAAAGAAGACAAGAAATTGGCCATCAACTACAAATCACGCCAGTTCTTTATTGTTCGTGTTATCGAACGTGGTAAAGAGCATGAAGGTGTAAAATTCTGGAGATTCCCAGCAGTACAAGACGGTTCAGGTATTATGGACAAAATTGCACCACTTGTTAAAAAATACGGTGCATTCTGGAACCCATTCGAAGGTTTCGACATTACAATCTCTATGCTTAGAGATAAATCAAAAGACAGCAAAGTTGGTTTTACTAAAGTTGCATCTATCATCCCTGATAGAGAGTCTAAATTGTCTGAGGACGAAAACCAATCAGTTGAGTGGTTAAGCAATCCAATGGCATGGACTGATGTCTTCAAGAAAAAATCTGTTGAATATTTAAACATTGTTGCGGAAGGTAGTGAACCAATGTGGGATGCTGAGCAAAAATGCTTTATCGCTAAAGTTGAAGATGGTGTTAGTACCTACACAGGAACTTCAGCACCAACACCTAAAGCTAAGTATGAGACACCAGCACCAGTTGCTATGTCTGAAGAAGATACTGATATTGATGGTGGTGTTGAAGAAGAAGAAGAAAGCGCACCAGCGGGTCAGTTAAAGATTGACGATTTACCATTCTAAAAATAAAACTTATAAACATGGACATTAACATGGACATTATGTCCAAGTACTTGTCCATGTTTTTTTTTAAACATTAAATATTATATGGCAGTAAAGAAAAAAGAATTTTCTTTTGATGATCTCAAAAAGAAAATGAGTACGACAACTAAATACAAATCAGACTTATTTCTGAGTTGTGGTGAAGCCTTTTTAGAGGCATCTGGCGTTCCAGGTCCGTGTATGGGTCACATTAACATGTTACTTGGTCATACCAACACTGGTAAAACAAGTGCATTAATTGCAGCGTCAGTTGATGCCCAAAGAAAGGGTATCTTACCAGTTTATTTGGTAACTGAAAAGAAATGGAGTTTTGAACACTGCCAACTTATGGGTTTGGATTGTTCAAGAAACGAAGAGACTGGTGAATGGGATGGATTTTTCCTTTACCGTGACGATTTCAATTACATTGAACAAGTTACAGATTACATCAATGAGGTTTTAGACATGCAAGCAAAAGGTGATTTACCTTATGATGTTTGTTTCTTCTGGGATTCAGTTGGTTCAGTACCATGTAAAATGACATGGGAAGGTAAAGGTGGTAAACAACATACCGCAGGTGCGTTGGCTGAAAAGATTAATATGGGTATTAACCAAAGAATCAATAACAGCCGTAAAGAAACATCACCATACTTAAACGGTTTTGTTGTATGTAACTTACCATGGGTAAGACTTCCAGATTCACCAATGGGTCAACCTAAGATGAAACCAAAAGGTGGTGAGGCTATTTACCAGGCAGCTACATTAGTTTTCCGTTTTGGTAATGAAGCTGATGGTGGTATCAACAAAATTGATGCAACAAGTAAAGGTAGAAAAATTAACTTTGCAACAAGAACCAAAGTTACTGTAGACAAAAACCATATCAATGGTCTTGGTTACGCTGACTCAAAAATTATTGTTACACCACACGGATTCATCACAGATGACAAACGTGATAATAAAGTAGCGTTAGACTTGTACAAAAAAGAAACTTTTGAGTACTGGGCTAGTAAAATAGATGATGCTAACTTTGAGTTAGAGGAATACGAGGTTAACCAAAAAATCTCTTATTCCGATGAAGATTAATAAACCCATAAGGCGTAATAAAGTTAATACTACTATTAACTCATTACTTATAGATGGTGAATATTTACTAAAACAAGGGTTTCATGGTACCAAGCAACTTCAAGGAAAAGAAGGTAGCGTTGGTACCATATTCCATTTTATTAATACCATTAAGAGGTTCTATCAAGATTACGCAGTTACAAAAGTTGTTGTGTTTTGGGAAGGTAAAGGTTCTAAAGAATATAGACAAG